ACTCAACAACACAAAGACCGGACTTTGCGGCGCTTACGGAACAAGGCTACAAAAAAGCGAAATTAAGAGCGCACAGTGATTATATGTGGAATACAGCAGTTAATGACTGGGCTCTATCACACTTGGATTGGGCCGATATTATGGTCGAAGCTAAGGCAAAAAATCTAGCAAGTATCGGACTATATAAATATAGTATGGAGAACAACAATGAGTTATTTGAATCAAATGTACGGACGCAAAGCAGCGCCAACCCAATCAAAATCTGAAAAGAATCCTAATCGTGTAGCAGGCGGCTTGCGTGGACAAGGTGCTGATATGTTTGAAATGCTGGGCGAAGATGGCGCAGTAAAGAAGATTCCTACTGAAGCATATGTTCGTAGTTTAGAAGAGCAGATAAGAAAACAGCGAGCAGCTATCGATGTTTTAGAACGAAAGCTGTCTCGCCAGGATAAGTCTATTCAGACTATTGAAGCGTTTATGCGCCAGTCTTAGGCTTACGACCACGTTTAGCAGGCGCAGCTTTAATAGCAGCAGGCTTTTTAGAAGCAGTCTTTGGGGCTGCTTTTTTCTTGGGCTCTGCTTTTGGCTTTGCAGTTGCTTTAGGCTTAGTTGCCTTTGGCTTTGCAGTTGCTTTTACAACTGGAGCTGGATCATTTGCTGGTGGCCTATTGCTAGTTGGGAATGGCCAGTTAGCAGTAGTATCAAGCTGCACTGCAGGTTCTGCAACAGGTTCTAGAACAGGCACCTGAGCTTCTGCTGGAGTCTCTACAACCGTTGCAGGACTCGAACTAAATAGATTTTTAATCCAATTAAACATTTTATTTCTCCTTAAGGATTAATATTTAATAAATACAAATAACAGGAGATACGAAAATGGCAGCAATCTACAAAGGTAGTCTAGAACTAAACAAAATAGTAGGAGTAAGACCAGATAATGGTAGAAAATTTTCTCAAGTAAAACTTAAACCTTCTGATAAGCTACCTGAGCTTACTAAGTCAAAGAAGACTACAGAAAATACTACTCAAGGATGGAAGAAAAACTAATGATTAATAAATGGATTATTGCTCGACTTAAAGAGCGCACAACACTAGACGGTGCTATACTAATTGGTGCAGGTGTTGCATTTTTGATTTTCAAACCTATTGCAAGTTTAGTAGCCTATGCTGCGATTGCATACGGTGCTTGGACGCTATTTAAGAAGGAAGACTAATGGCAACTGTAGGCATATATACCATTATAAGTACTGAGTCCGATAACTTTCAAACAATTTCTGAAGGTGTTACTAAGCCGTTGTATAATGTATCAATTACTAATAACGAAACTGGACAAACAATAGAAATAGATGATATTGTTTATCCTTACGAAAGAGAAGACTGGTGCGCAACAGTTTTCAACAATGCAAAAGTAGGATTAGATTCTGCTGAAGGACCTAGTTGCTGTTACGTAAACGCAAGATACGCATCATAACTTACCGATAGGTAAATCACTTGAAGCAGATAGATTCCATATCTGCTTTTTTTCTATTCCCTTTTTCTGTGCAAACTTTTTTGCATCACAATCTTTACATACATGAAAGTAGTTATTACTTAAACGTTTTGGATTCATACTTCCTCTAGGTCTTATAAATTCTGCATCACAATTGTCGCATCGAAATACTACGTAAGTGCAGTTGCGTGTATATTCGTGAGCTTTCCCGTGCTTTGAATTACGAATGTGCTTAGTTTGTTTTTGAAATTCTCTTATGAACATAACGTATTTACATTAAGATTATAAAATTAAATAATAAATACATTAAGCAGTAATTCTATTTGGAGTAATTAAATGAGCAAACAAGATGTAAACATTGGTGTAGAAGGTAATGACGGTACAGGCGATAGTATTCGCGAGTCGTTTCGTAAGGTAAATGAGAACTTCCAAGAACTTTATGCAGTCTTCGGACAAGGCGGAACAATTGGATTTACTACACTAGGTGATACTCCTAATACTATTGAACCAGGTAAAATAATTACAACAGATTCAACTGGTACTGCAATTATATACAGTGATATAGCTAGCGACACTGCACTAGGAGCTGCAACAGATAGTATCGAAGTAGATGTAGTTAGTGTTCCAGGCAAGATTATATTATCAACAACATTTAGTGCAATTGTAGATGATAATATTACTCCTACATTAGGCAACCATTTAGATGGTGCAAATTTTGCTATTGCAGGAGTTGCTATTTCAGAATCAGCTGCAACAGCACTTAATTCGCAACCGGGTAGAAGTACCAATTACACTATCGACGACCTTGTTATTACAAAAGGCTATGCAGATAGACGCTACATTACTAGTGGATTACCTATTCGAGTTGCAGCTGAACCTGTATCAAATGCACAATTTATCAAAGTTATCGAAAACTATATCGACGGAAACTTGTTTATAACAGGCCATGGGTATGATAGTGGTGCAAATGGAACAGCATTTACATTCACAGCTGAAGATAGCGACCCTACTAATTTAGTCAGCGGTAATACATATTACATTAGGTACGTAAATGATGATCAATTAGCAGTATATGCAACCGCAGCAGATGCAGCGACCGAAAACCCAATAGAAGCTGCTGCTAATAAAATAAGTGTATCAGGAAGTATTCAAGAATCTGATGTTCATAAAATAACAGATGCTGCTTACGATCCTCTCTTAACAGGCAATTTCTTAAGTGATGTAGCAATGCCACGCGAAAGCGTAACACGTCGACAAGGCGATACAATGACAGGCGCATTGTTTTTACATGATCACCCAGGTGACTTAGCAGGAGATGGTACTCCAAATGGTCCAGAAGATTTACAAGCAGCAACAAAATATTATGTTGACAATACTGCATATTCTAGCCCAGAAGTATTATATGTTAGTACTATTGGTGACGATACTATGGCAGGAGTACCCAATGGTAAAGAAGGTACATCCCCTACATACGCATTTAGATCAGTCAATGCGGCTGCACGTAGAGCTGCCGAATTAATTAGAACTGCACCAGAAGAACCGGGGCCATACTTTCAAACACTAACTCATTCAAACTATACTACTCCTGCTATAACATTAAGTGCAGGAGTTGAAAATCCTGTTAACCCCATTACTAGCGCAACTCTTAGACTAAACAAACAATACCTAATATCAGAAGTATCGGGGTACATTGCATTCACATATCCAGAGTTTGTTTATAATGTAGCTACGTGCGAACGAGACTTAGGATTAATTATTGATAGTTTGCGTATTGACGCTGAACGTGGTAACAACGCTAACTATCTATCACGTACAGCGGCAGAACGTTATTATTCAAGTGTAAGTGGCAGAATTGCAGTTACTTCACAACTAGAACAAACTAGTGATAGTTTTAGATTCTTAGGAGAGTTGATTACTTCTGGAATATTACAGAATGCATTATACAATCAAAAAACTATACAAAGTATAGTTCGTAAAGTTGGTGATGTTCCTTCACTAGTTACAACTACTACAAGTCATGGCCTATCAAACGGAAACATTATAGTATTTGATAGCATTACTGGTATGACAGAAATTGAAGGTGAATTTGCGTATGTAAAAGTTGTTGACGCTAGTAGTTTTGAATTATTTACTGATACTGAATTAACTAATCAATTTGATAACAGTGCATATACTCCGTTTGTAAGCGGTAAGATTGGTTTAAGATATCAAACAAAATTTGCGCAGGATACCAGTCAAGCACAGGTAAGTGACGGTGGTGCTGGCGGAGCAGAACCTAATGGTGCTTCTGCAATTAACGCAAACGTAGGGCTAATTAGAAATATTATTACTAACGGTATTGATTCTCCTACAGCAGCAGACGTTGCATTTGGTAACAGATATACCCTAACACTTACAAATAGTACTGCTGGACAATTGGATCAAACTAACCCGGCTAACGTAGACGCAATACCTGGTAAAGTTCTTAGAGGTAAGCGTACTGGTGCGATTGGTCGTATTGTTACATACACACAAGACACTAACTCAACTATATTCTATATGCAGTTGTTGTCGCCAGTTCAATTCGAATCAGGCGAAGAAATCGAAGTTGGAAACTACGTAAAGGCTAAACAAGCTCTTATTAGTATCGAAACTGGTATTTACGAAGAAGACTATCCAATCAAACTCGCTAAAAACGTATCACTAAGAGGCGACGAATTTAGACGAGTAATTATACGTCCAAAACGTAGACAGTCACAGAGTGTGTATGCTGATACTTACTTCTATAGAGATGCAGAATTCGACGGTATAACTTTAACAACTACAGGAACACCGTTTATTAACCAGACTGGCGTTACGCAAGGATATTTTGGCTATCATTATCTAACTGATAATACTAAGCCGTCAAATGTAGGCGGCGATGTTAACAACTTAGGAAACTATGTTGTTGCATCTGAAATTATTAAGAGTAATAAAGAATTCATACAAGATGAAGTAATTTATTTTATTAATAGCACTTATCCAACACTAGTATATAACGAGACCAAGTGTCGCAGGGATACTGGTATCATTGTAGACGGTCTTATCAAAGACTTACTAAATGGGGGTAAAGAATATGCACTTGAAAATCAAGGCCAATACTGGTCTGGATACATTAGTTCAGGCTTTGCAGGACAAGAAGATGAAACAGCAGCAGCAATTAATTACATTTCAACTCTTGCAGCTCAGTTATTAATTGGCGTTGCTCCTACAAAGAATACAGGAACAAACTTTGATCCTGACATAAGTCTAGGTAAGGCTGAACCAGATTGGGCAGCCGGTGTAAGTTATTTACAAGGTGACTTTGTTAAGAAAGATACATTATATTATAGAGCCCTGCAAACACATGTATCAGTTGCAAGTGACGAAGATACTGAATTAACATCAGTTACTTTAGGACAGCTAACTGATACATTAAAATGGAAACAAGTTAGTAGTAGTGTAAGCACAGTTGGTGAATTAGTTGATGTTGTTGCATTTGCATTTGATGCTGATTACAATCCTCCTAAGCGCAACGATGAAATGGATGTGTTCTTAATGGACGATGCGACAATTGTTCGTAACGTAACAGTTCAAGGACACGGCGGATTTATGTGTGTACTTGATCCGGAAGGACAAATTCTAACTAAGTCTCCATATATTCAGACAGCATCAAGTTTCTCAAGAAGTGAAAACGTAAAAGCATTCCGTGGTGGTATGTATGTTGACGCATTTGCTGGTAACATTCCAATGCGTGTCCAAGGCAATTCTGGAAACTATACAGATGCAAACGGTAGTGTTGGATTGAATGCATTTACTTTGTATGTTGAGTCACAAGATGTCAACGGAGAAGCACAGGGTCTTAAATTAAGATTACCTGAGCTACCTGCTCCTTTCTATTATAAAGGACAACGTTATCAAGTTAACGCTATATCAAACTATGATAGTGCATTAGGTAGAGCAATTATATATCTTGATCCGGGTTCGAATAGCGGAAACGGTTGGGACTTTACAGGAACCGATTTGATTGGTGCGGGCGGTCACGACGAAAATGATGTTAATCAAGATATATTCCTACAGACCGCTGGTAACAGATCAATACTAGGTAACGACTTTACACAGATTAACGATTTAGCATACGGTCTTGTTACTAACAACGGTGCGTTCTCTGAAATGGTTAGTATGTTTACCTACTACTGTCACGCTGCATACTACGCAAGTAACGGTTCGGAGATTCGTTCACTTAACGGTTCTAACGGTTATGGTAATTTTGGTCTTGTTGCAGAAGGTGCTGATCCAAACGAAATTCCAGATCAAGTTACTACTGCTAGAAACATGGTGCAAAGTGTTAAAGCATTTACATATGGCGGATACACTAATGCGCTAGCAGATACTGCTATTACAGCATATGATTTCAAAGAGCCGCCGATGAAAAATGCATATGTATATATTGATCATGGCGGAATAATAGGTGGATTAAACTATAAAATTACTAATATACAAAATCTATCTGATCCTACTAATAGTGGCAGTATCGGAACTGGTAGCGCAGTAGTAGTAACAGGTATTGAAAGTGTTGATAATACTAGTATTACTGGTACTCCGGGCCCTAATGGTGTATATACTCTTGTTGGACAAAAGTCAACAAGTGGTAGCGGAGTAGGAGCAGTATTTGCTATTACGGTATCAAGTGGTGCAGCGGTGTTTAGTGTAACCAATGTAGGTAGTGGATTTAACATAAGCGATACTGTAACTATTTCAGGTGCAGATATTGGTGGCACAAATGGCACAAATGATTTAACTATTACTGTACTATCAGTATACACTGGAATACAGGCACAATTTAGCAACGAAGTATACAGACTATCTATACAAGAATCTGCTTCGAATACAGACTATTTCCCAGACTTGCAAGCCAGTTTAACTCACGGTACAATATTTGAATATAGACATGGTGAAAACTTTATATTTGATAATGTTGATACACAGGATATTACAGAACGTCCGAGTACTGCTATTAACTTTGACGAAAGCGATACTGTTACTTATAGAAGTACTGGATTTACATCATCTGATGATCAAAATCAACCGTTATTATCAACACAAATTAAAGCAACGTTTGACACAGACTATAGCTATGTAACTGCTACGATTGATTATGTTAATATCGGAACAGCGGCTCCTACGGGAGGCGGCACATTGGGTAATGCAGTTACTGATACATATCTTGCTGTTAAAAAATTAACTGCTAAAGATGCTGCTCGTATTGTTCAAAATTCAACTGATACAGTATCACAAACAGTATTAAATCCAGGTGACCTAGGTTACAATGGCGGTATGATCTTTGCATACGGTGGAAGAACATTACAAGTTATCGAATATAACCCTATTACATATGGAGCAGTCAATGGCGCTACACAAGCAAGTCCGGTTGTAATCGGAAGTACCGGTCACGGATTATCAAACGGAGATCGTGTTGAGTTCGACAGTATTGGAGGAATGACACAACTAAACGGTAATAGTTACTATGTAGGTAATGTTACTTCTAACACATTTGAACTATTTACAGACGATGTGCTGTCAAACCCGTTAGACGGACAATCATTTAGTGCATATACAAGCAGTGGACGTTGGGTAACAACTAACAGTGTATGGTATGTTAATACACAATTAGTATCTGCTACAGACGTGAACGGATCTGGTGCAACAGGTATAAGAGTTGTACCTACAGCAGAACGAGATATTCATTGCGGACTAATAACAGGGACTACTGCTGAAATTACAGTTGCAATTTCATTGCTAAGAGCTACTGGTCATGACTTTACAGAAATTGGTACAGGCGGATTTAATACTAGTAACTATCCAAATGTGTTACTAGGTGGTCCAGTTGGTGGAAAACTTGCTAAGGCGGGTCCATACAGCAACGAAGATGATGCAAGTAAAGCACAAGTATGGGAAAGACGCAAAGGTCGTGTATTCTTTATCAGTTCAGACAACGACGGATACTTCCGAGTAGGTAAGTATTTTGTAGTTGACCAGTCAACCGGTAGTATTACATTTGCAGGCGATGTTGGTATTTCGAGAGCAGCGTCACTAGGCTTTAAAGAAGGTGTTACAATTGACGAATTCTCAAACGATGAATTGTTTATTGACTTATCAGACACCGCAGTACCAACAGAGAAAGCAATTGCTAACTACGTAAGTAGACGTTTAGGCCATGATGGCACAGGACAGTTAACTGGTACTAGTAGATTTGCTCCAGGCTTCTTAGCACTAGACGGATCTACTCCATTAGAAGCAAACTTAAATGCTAACAGTAAGCAAATTAAAAACTTGCTAGATCCTACTGATGATAATGACGCAACTACTAAAGACTTTGTTGATCAAGCAGTTAGCAATTATGACGAACTAGACGATCTAAGAAACGTCACTATCCATAATGTTAATAGTGCTGATAAGTCAAAACAAATATTAGTTCCGACAGGTAAGCGTAGATTGCTGACAGATCCAGAGACACCGGGATCGTTTGCTGTTGGTGGAACTATTACTGATGGAACTGCACAAGGTACAGTTGTCGCACTTGAATCAAGATTTGATAAAGTCCTAAATAAAAATGTAAGAATTATTACATACACACTAACTACAGTTAGTGATTTTAGTACTACACTAAGTCCTATTAACAACGGAGTAGTTGGATCTCCAGGTTCGACTACAGCCGTGGTATTAGAAAATCCTGTAGACGAATTTACTAACGCAGTTCAAGCAACAAATAGTGATATTCGAATCACTGTAACTAGACTTGCTTCTAGTACTGAACTTGGTTTACAAATTGCTTCCGGCGTTATTCTTAACAGTGATGTTAACGATGATGCCGAGATAGTTCAAAGTAAACTAATGATGAACAGAGCAAAGCCGCTAAGTTCGAGTGCAGGATTACTTGGAGTCGACGGTGCAGGTGGTGCTGAAGGTAATCCAGACGGCACTGGTCGTACTGGACAAGGTGCAAGAGGACTTGCTGCATTTGAAGCTAGTAGTTTTGCAGAAGATATTGAGTTAACTCTTACTTCTCCAGATGTTATTACTGCGCTCACAGGCGATGTTATTATACAAGGTACAAACAGAGGTTATGTACTAGATGATGTTACAGCATCTAATACTATTGTTATTAGAACAGGTGATGTGTGGATAGCTGATAATAGTACAGTATTACAACGTGCTGTAGTAGATCTGAGTACGGGAGTAGAGGCTGCTCCGACTACATTAACAGGCGTAACCGTTGGCTCAATAAAACGAAGTGGTTATATTAGTCTAAAAGATAGAGGCATTGCATACAGTAAACTTCCATCTCTAGCAACTGATACAGTTATTGGACGTCAACAACCCGGTACTGGTAGAGCAGAAAGCGTAACGTTTGCACAAGTTATCGATCAAGGCCTCGGTCTTGCTGATGGTGACTTTGTTAGCGTAGCAGGGTCTAACGGAAATGCACTAATTCAGACAGCTACCGGAGTATATGGTGTTACTCCGGTAGCTACTGACAACACAAATAGTTCAATTGCTAAACGTACATCTACTGGTGCATTACAAGCTACTTCGTTAATTATTGGTGGTACAAGTACATACAAAGTTCTATCAGAATCATCGGGTACACTATCGTTTACTACTCCTGATCAAGGTGTTATACTAACTGCTGTTGGCGCTACTAAGCCTACTATCAAAACTGGTGGTAATATTAAAGTAGGCGATATGAGTGTTGAGCCTACTGAAAGTACGTTCAAAGCAAATAGTCCATATGGAGCTGGTAAAGCAAGTCCAGAAGTTAGTGCAATTTCATCACGCTGGATCTACACTAGCTTTGTTGAAGCACCGGGTGAAAAGGATGCAAATGGTACAGGTATTGGTATCGGTGCTAATACTGGCTTTACAGCAGGTGGTGCAGACATTATTACTTTTGTTAGTAGCGGTGCTGTTAGAGCAAAAGTTACATCAACAGGTATACAGACAGATGCTATTACTAGCATAACTGATAACACTGATCTAACACTAACTGCTAATGGTACTGGTAAAGTTTATGTTAATGATACATTTGAAGTTAATGGTACATCAACATTTGATAACATTACATTAGGTGGTACTATTACTAGAGATGTTGCTGTTGACACTGATGAAAATATTCTATACGGTACTATGGGTGCTAACGATCAATTCCGCATACGTGCAGGCGGAGCAAGCAATGCTGGGTATCTAGAAATTGCTACAGCAGACGACGGTACTGAGCCAATATACATACGTCAGTATAGCGGTGTGTTTACAACACTAACTAGAACAGCAACTATTTTAGACGGTAGCGGTAATACTAGTTTCCCAGGAACAGTAAGTGCATCGTTTAATGGTAATATTCAAACAACTTCAATTACGACTGGTGCAGGCGCAACAGCAGGTAGTATTACAGGTAACTGGAGTCTAACTACTGGATCACGTATGCAAGCAACTTACGCTGACTTGGCAGAATACTATGAAGGCGATCGTGAATATGAAATCGGCACTGTACTAGTATTTGGCGGCGATAAAGAAGTTACTGAAAGTTCTACACACCGTACAACAAGAGTTGCTGGTGTAGTAAGTGATCAAAGTGCTTATATCATGAACGCAGGTTGCCCAGGTATTAAAATCTGTGTAGCACTACAAGGTCGTGTACCAGTTAAAGTGATTGGTACAGTTGCTAAAGGTGACATGCTAGTTGCAAGTTCAATTCCAGGTTATGCAGTTGTTGACAACGATCCAAAGGTTGGTACTGTAATTGGTAAAGCAGTTGGTACTAAAGCTGATAGCGATCGTGGAATGGTTGAAGCAGTTGTAGGTAGAGTATAATGGCCGAGAACAATGTAAACAACATAAAGAACAAACCTGTCGTTCAAACCGACAGGAATGGACAAGTTATAACAGTTTATCCTGGTAACGGCCGCCCGATGATAATGATAGAGCCAAAGCAAATAAATACACTAAGCGAGGACAAAAATGGCAAATAGATACCCAATAATAGTTGATACAACTGACGGTAATAAACTAAAAGAAATACCAAGTGGAGACAATCTACAACTTACAAACAATGGTATTATTGGTGTAACTGACGTAACTGCTAGTGGAACTGTTGCTGCTGGTGTACTAAGTGCTGCTAGTATTAAAAAGGGTGGTACTGAAATTGCTACAGTTGCAGTTACAGGAAGCTATAATGATCTAAGCAATCGTCCTACACAACTAAGTGACTTGATTGACGACATGAATGTGCTAGTACCCGGTGACAATATTGGACAATTGTTTAATAATGTTGGGTATTTAACTAGTGTTGCATTTGGTGATTTAACTAGTACTCCGACAACGCTCGGAGGATACGGTATAACTGATGCTGCAACAAGTTTGCAAGGAGCATTAGCAAGCACTGCATTACAACCTGGTGCAAATATTAGCACATTATTTAATAATGCAGGTTACTTAACAGCAGCAGATTTAGCAGACGGATTAATTACTGTAGATGTTAACAATACCGGTGACTTAGTAGGCAGTGTATTTGCTGACGATTCAACTATAATGATTGACAGCATACTAGCCGCAGTTAACCTAGACGGAACTATTCGCGGCAATGTTACACCAGCAGTTGGCACATTATATAGTTTAGGTAGTCTAACTAACCAATTTAAAGATTTGCATATTAGTGGAACCATACCTGGATACATTAGTATTGCTGATCTAAAAACATTAGTTGCTGCGGCTGGCACATACGGTGACTTTCAAATAGCAATAGCAGCACTATAAACGGAGAATAAGAAATGGCCATAACAAGAATTAATGTAGGAAACATAGCAAACGATGGCACAGGTGATGATCTCCGCCAGGCGTTTGTTAAAGTTAATAACAACTTTGACGAACTAGATGCAAGAGTTGTTCCACAAAACAATGCAGAAAACTTAGGTACTGGTACAGGTGTTTTCTATACTAAAGAAAATAATACATTACAATTTAGAAGTTTACTTGCAGGTGATAATATATCACTTAGTGCAGACGGTACAAGTATTACTATTACTAACAATGGTAATATATCTATCAGAACTGACGGTAATACATTAAGTTTATCTGGTGCAGGAAGATCTTTTGGAATTAATGGTGGTCAAAACATTGACACTTCATTGTCAGGCAGCAATATAAATGTTGCGTTAAATACTACTGATCTTATATTCCAAGACAAGAATCCGGTATTAGGTGCTGCACTTAATGCAAATTCTTTTAACATTAACAATATTGATACATTAAATGCTGTAACTGTCAATGCTACTAACATTAATGGTGCATTAACTGGTACAGTCGATGGCTACGATATAGGCGAAATTGTAAGAGTCATTGACGGCGTTGATTACGGGCTCATATCTGATAATGCACTATCAATGTTGCAAATTTTATTCTTAGCAGCTACAGTTGATTACGGAACAATTACAGCACCTAGCTCATTAGTATCAGATTACGGCAGTATCTAATTTTTAGATAAATATGCTATATAGGGAATAGATATATGGCAAACTTTTGGACAAGCAATAACGGTGACAGCCTCGGTACTCTGCAAGAGCAGGTAACAATTGCACCGTTGCAATTACCACTTTCAGAAACAAATGCAACTGTTACACTAATAAGTGGAAGTTTGCCTGCAGGATTGAGATTAATCAATAACACTATCGCAGGGACACCGATAGAAGTTGCAAGAGAGACAGTTAGTACGTTTGTACTTAGAGCAACTTACAATTCACAAATAAGCGATAGAACTTTTAAGATAACTGTGCAAGGTGCCGACGAGCCTGTTTGGCAAACACCTGCAGATCTATTAGCTGCTGGCAACAACGGAACATACTACATACTAGACAGCGCACCAGTAGATTTCCAATTAGAAGTAATTGATACTGATACTGAAGCTGGTCAAGTTCTTGAATATTTTATTCCTTCAAAAGGCGGAGTGTTGCCGCCGGGAATACAATTAACTAAAGACGGTAGGCTAGTAGGTATAGTAGATCCAATTCTTGCAATAGAAAAAGCAGCAGGTAGTGGAGTATATGACGATGCAGGATACGATGCTGGCTCTGCATCTGCATACGACTGGAGTGTTCCGAGTGCAAACGGATTTGATAGTTTTTACTACGACACTACAATTTATGATCTAAGTACTCCGACACAATCTCCTAAAAAACTTAATAGATTTTACGAATTTACAGTTAGTGTAAGTGACGGTGATACTATTGCAAGTCGTACATTTAAATTATACGTAGTTGGTGACGATTTCTTTAGAGCTGACACTACAGTTATGCAAGTAGGCACTGGTATTTTTAGTGCAGACAATACGCATATTAGAGTACCAATTTGGATAACACCTAGAGACTTTGGATACAGACGAGCGAACAATTATGTTACATTAGTATTAGATGTTATTGATCCTAATACACTTTCTGGTGTTGTTAGCTATTATCAAAAGTCTTTAAACGATGACGGCTCGCCTAGTATATTGCCGCCAGGTCTTACACTAGATACTACTACAGGTGAGATTGCAGGACGAGTTCCTTATCAGCCTGCTGTAACAAAAGAATATAAATTTACTATTGCTGCACAGCGTCTTGGTTACGATATAGATAGTGTTCAGCTAATAGAATATGTATACGAAGGTGCGGAGCCAGGCGTTGCACAAATTAAAACAAGCAAGTTTGACACGTATGCCGAATTTGTAATTAATAAAGAATTTACTGTAGACGGAAACACTTATACTGTTAGAAGCATTAATACAAGTAATGCAGCATATGATGTATTAACATTAAATCGAGCAATACTTACAAGATTCACTAAGGGTGTAAGCATTAATTTTGGAACAATTAGTATTGTTGATACCGAAGATGCTATTAGTACTAAAACATTTGTTGTTAAATTATTAGGTGAAGTTGACTCAACGATCAATTGGTTAACTCCTAGTAACTTAGGATCATTCAGTGCTAACTATATCAGTACACTAAGTGTTAATGCAACTACTACTGTGCCTAACGCTAACTTGTTATATAGAGTAACAGCAGGAACGCTGCCACCAGGAATTACACTAGCACTGGACGGCGAACTAATAGGCAAAGTAAACAGTTTTGGAACTGCCGAGCAGCGTGGACTTACAGTCTTTGACAGCCAACAGATGCAGTTAGATGGCAATACTACTACGTTTGATCGCATTTATAGATTTACAATAAAAGCGCAAGACCAATTTGGATTTAGTGCTATTGAAAGAGAATTTACTATTGAATTATCAGACCCGGATAATAAACAATACAGTAATGTATTCTTACAGCCGATGCTTCCACAGGTTCAACGAACATCGTTTATTAATTTTGTAAACAATGCAGAAATATTCTTACCTGAATATTTGTATAGACCTAATGATCCAAACTTTGGTGTACAAACAAGAATTAAAATGCTAGCGTATGCAGGAATTGAAGCAAAAGCAATTGAGGAATTTGTTGCGGCCGCAGCTAAGAATCATAAAAGACGTAATCTTAAAATTGGCAAAGTAAAAACTGCTGTTGCTAAAACACCAGGTACTCAAGATGTAGTATACGAAGTTGTATATTTAGAAGTTATCGATCCTCAGCAGTCTACTACAAAGAATCAAAAAGTTGCAAAACAAATTAATATCAAAAACCTTAGCAAAGTATTAGTAAACAGTGCAAGATATAATGATATTAATGATACGTATGCTAGTGATTTTTCTGAATTCACTATTACTACAAGAGAAGGCGGCGAAGTTGCAGTTAAGTGGATTGATTTACTTAACATAAATGGTCGCGATAGAATTTATAATTTACCAGTAACTAGTTTATTAGAAATTATTAATCAAGCAGGTTATTCTGTAAGCATTCCGTTTACTCCGGGAGTAATTGAAAGTAACAAATATAGACCTACTCCTACTAATGTAATTACAACAGACAGTAATGCAATATTAGTAGATGGAGAAAATAGTAAAACACGTTATATATCAAATATGACACGTATGCGTGATGCTATTAAAAATATTGGTGAAACAGAAAAGAACTTTTTACCGTTATGGATGAGATCAAGTCAAGAAGATACAGTTACTGAATTAGGATTTGTTAATGCTATACCGCTATGTTACTGTAAACCAGGTACTGCAAAAATAATTGCTAATACTATTGAATTTTACAACATAGATTTTAGGCAGTACGAACTCGACATTGATAGATATCTAATAGATAGTGTTGAAGGTAACTCGCAAGAGCAATATATACTATTCGCAAATTACGAATTCAACGCATAACAAAGATAAATATATTGCAGGAGATATAACATATGGCAAGTACAATTAGTACAGTAGGATTCGACGCTGCTTTTCCAGTAGCAGGTCAAGATAACGATAGTCAAGGCTTTCGTACAAACTTCAATGTGACTAAAGTTGCACTTGAGGCAGCAGCAGATGAAATTACAACATTGCAGGATAGCACTGCAAAATTAAATGCTAATAATGCATTTAATGGATCGCAAATTAGCGAAGCTGAAATGCTTGCAAACACCGAAACAGTGTATGCTGCTGGTAATATTACTGCAAGTCAAAACATTAGTTGGGTAAATGGTCATTATCAAACTGCACAAGCAGGTGCAGATATTGTTCTTACTCTTGCTGATTGGCCAGAAAGCGGCGTAATGGGTCGCTTGCGTTTGCAACTTACTAGCGATGGCACATCGAGAACTGTTACTTGGGCCAGTGCGGGTGGTGGCGCATTTAAAGGTGCAGGAGCATTTAGCGGAACTACTACTTTAACATCACAAACTAATCCAACAATTATTGATTTTTGGACTATTAACGGCGGCATTACAGTATTTGCCCAAGATCACGGAACATTTGATTGATGTTTAATCCATTAGTTGACAGCTTTGCACAACTAAGTGACGCTGAAGTAGAGAATAAAACACTTGAACTTCAGCGCAAATACTATATGACTCACAATCCGCAAGTACAAATGCAGATTGCAGCGATAATAGACATGTATCGTGAAGAAGCACGAGCAAGACGTGCAAAACAATATCAACAACAACAAGAACAAAACGGCGAAAATGGACTTGACAGTTTAATCAATATCAGTTAAACTGTATACATGCTTATGAAAACAGATGAACTAGGTATTCCACGATTCTCTAATCGCGACCTTATTGATATGATCTATTCAGGTCATGTTGACAAGTGTCATGTAGTGTTGTGTGATCCTAGTGATGATATTGAAAAGTTTAACGCAGCAATGCGTGAACAATATCTACCCGAACTTACAAAATATATTCCCTTAGACGTAAATCAAAAAGACTTTGACGGTGCGTTACAATCGGAATGGTTTATGCCCGATGAGTATAAAACCTTTGAAATCCATAATTGGCTATTGCAACAATGTAAAACTACAGAAGAACACAATAGAGTAACTGAAGAACTGGCAGCATACGGTAGTAGAGGTATGAATGATTTACTACGATATATGAAGTATCTTGTAGACTTTATGCGTGAGAATAACATTGTATGGGGCGTGGGTAGAGGTAGCAGTGTAGCAAGTTATGTGCTATACTTAATAGGTGTACATAGAATTAATTCAATCCAGTATGACCTGGATTGGAGAGAGTTCCTTAGATAAGTACTATTATAATAAAGGAGATTAGCAATGGCTATGAAACAACCAGGACGTAAAGTCCACAGAAGTGCTAACGGCAAGATCGTTGATATGGATCTATTGCGCCAACGCAACGAACTAACTCCGGCAGTAGGCAATGCTCGTGTAAACGCACGTGGCGATCAACTTGGTGCTGGTGGCAAAATTGTTCGTAAAAAAGAAGAATTGCTTAAAGACTATTATCAATCTAATCCAGGTGTTAGAGAAGAACAGTCTGTAGCAAAAAATCAACCCACTGCGGCAGAAACAGCCGAATGGGAAGAAGATGATGACGGCAACTTTGTACCAAAGGGACAGTAATGGCAATTCAAACATCTAGCGCCAAAGGAACACCGGTAGCCGTAGGTAACCGTGTACTTGTAACAGATATGTATTTTGGTGAACAAAAAACTGC